TTTGGACAGAAGCATAACCTGTTGATCGAACCATGTTTTGGAACGAAACTTTATGGTTGGATCGTAGATTGCTTTGTCAAAGATTTTTTGGTATGTATCCATATATTCTATTTATTTGATTCCTAGATGGTGTTCTGTAAGTATCTTGAATTCCCATCCACGATCTTTTGCATACTCGCTTGCTGCTTTCCACTTTGCTTCATTCTTACCCCATGTCATTACTTCAGTGATATAACGCTGTGTAACTCTCGTGGGAGGGGTAGGTGGGCGAGTCTGAGAATCTGGCTTAATTTCAACCAGATACGTGGCCAAATTGCCCTCTTTATTGCGCACCTGTATCTGAAAGTCTACGAAATAACGATGAATTCTATTGTCGGTAGGACAGACGTACGGAATTACAGTCTCCTCAGACTTCCACTTTACAACATTTAAGTTACGATCGCACCATGAGGCAAACTTTGTTTCCCATGAAGAACGCATTATGATGTTCGTGGGGTCTCCAGAATACTTCTCAGGTTTTGTTGGAACGAACTTTCTTTTATGATACATGGCATTTTTGGCTAATAAATAATAGACTACTCCTCCATTATTTAGAGAAAACATGGCAGACTTCGAAACATTTTCAAACGTAGATCCCAATGGTTTCTACACTGGCGTAAGCGATCCAGCACCTTCGGTGGCTGATGCGCCTGAAACCATTAGACCACCAATCACATCTACTAGAGCCACTGGAAAATATTCTGTTGGTATTATGTCTTTCCCTAAAGATGTAACCACCAATAGTCTGCAGAACTACATAAAGTTCTATATCAATGTGCAATCCGATTCTAAAATTGCACGTGATAACTCTGAAGAGATGGCTGCTGTTCAACCAGATCGTTCTGCCATGAATAGTTTAGTTGGTAAACCCACTAGTTCTACCGCATATACTGCTGCAGCAGCTGCACAGGGTGCTGTACTAGGATTTGTTGGTGGACTTGCAGCTGGAGCATCTGGAGCAAAAGATGCTGTCGGTGCAATCGGTGGTGCAGCTGGCGGTGCAGCAAAAGGTGCAATCGGTGGTGCATTAATAGGTGGTGGTACTGCAGCAGTACAAACAACTGTTTTAGAATCTGCTGGTATCAAATTTGGACAACCAGCCAAACGTCTAAAAGAGGCTATAGTTCTCTATACTCCGCAACAACTAAGTGTTCGCTATGGTATGCAGTGGTCCGAGGAAGATGTGGGTATTGCTGCTGCTCTTGCAACAAATCCAGAACTTGCCAATCAACTAAAAGCTGCTGGCGATTCTATGAAAGCTGGTAACGTAAAAGATGGAGCATCAACTGGAGCATCAGGAATAACTAGCGCAGGTAAGGGTATTATCTCTTCAGAAATTTTAAAAGGCAATTCTGGGTTATCAGCAATGTCTAGGTCTGCAGGTAATCCTAGAAAAGAACAAATCTTTAAAGGTGTGGACTATCGTAGGTTTACCTTTGATTATCAGTTTGCACCAAGAGATGCAGCTGAAGCACAGGCTGCTCTGAACATTATCTGGTTGTTCAAGTATCATATGCACCCAGAGTTTAAAGATGCCAATAACTTTGTTTATGTATATCCATCAGAATTTGATATCGAATACTTTATCAATGGACAACAAAACAATAACTTAAACAAAATCTCATCTTGTGTTCTCACAGAGATGAATGTAAACTACTCACCGAATGGAGTGTTCACTACATTCCCAGACGGAACTCCAACGCAGATTAACGTAACTCTTAACTTCGTTGAATTAGAGACACTAACCAAAGAACGTATCGAGGCTGGTCTATAATGTACTTCGACAATTTTCAAGACATGTACTATGACTTCAAGAAGTTAAATGGAGACATAGACTACGTAAAACTAAAAGACATAACACAGAACGTGCGCTTCAAGATGCAGGTTCTAGAGAACATCAGTCTTTATGAATACTACGATATGAACGATAATGATACACCAGAGATCATATCAGAACACTTTTACAAGTCTCCAAAGTATCACTGGGTGATTATGATTGCTAATCAGAAGTATGATTACGTTGAAGACTTCCCGTTGTCCATCGATAGGTTAGAAGCAAAAATTACAGATAAGTATGGTACTGGCAACGAATACGCTACACATCACTATGAGTACAATGGTTGGATCGTAGACAATACAACTTATCCAACAGCATCTGCCGTTTCGAACTATCAGTATGAGTTTGACCAGAACGAAGCCAAGCGCAGAATACGAATCATTAGTCCAGGATTGCTTGATCAGGTTTTAACTGAATTTAGAAAAATAATGTAATGGCGCAAAAAGATGGTTTAAGATTTGCTGGTGATGTAGACATTGAAACAGTTGAGATAGTTTCCTCAACTGGTCGTGGTGTTGAAGTTACCAATATGATTGCAGAGATTCAGATATTCGAGGATATCTTTGCTCCCTGCGTCACTGGCACAGTCACAATAACTGATAGCATCGACTTGGTAAACGTCTTCCCATTCATCGGTGAAGAGAAGATTATTATTAAGATTAAGACACCAGCCATTCCTGATAAGATGAAGGAAGCCAGAATTGATCAGCAGTTCTATATCTACAAGATGTCTGATCGTAAGGTGCTGGGTGATAAGAACGTATTCTACATACTACACTTTTGTTCTTTTGAGTTGGTTTCCGATGCTAACTTAAAATTGTCCAGAGCATTCGAAGGTAAGATCTCTGACATCGCCAAGAAGATAATGAAGACTGAGATTATTAAGTCTGATCTTCCAATGGATATCGAGGAAACCAAAAACTCCGTAAAGTATATTTCCAACTACTGGTCTCCGTACAGGAATATGAATTTCCTAGTTGAGAGAGCAATCAGTGTTAGTAATGTCCCAAACTATGTGTTCTTTGAGAATCGCCATGGGTTGAATTTTGTTTCGCTATCTGGTCTATTCAATAAGAAAGATAGAGAGCAGTATACATACGACTCGTTTGAACGTGTACCAAGAACCCATGGTTCCATCGCTAATCCAGAAGCCACATTCTCTCGTTTCCTGGACTATACGATTGAGACAGGTTTTGATTATATTGAACGTATCAACAATGGTATGTTCGGCAGTAAGATGATCACGCATGATATCTTAACTAAAAAATATACCACGCAGAACGTGAATATGTTCACCAATTTCGACCAAGAGAAACATCTTAATCCATATCCAGTTTCTACACAAGATGTACTGGCACGTTACAATTCAAACATTTTTAACTATCCTAAGTACAATAGTCATATGAATGGTTCGGGTGACGATGGTGTTCAGAACTGGTTACAGCGCAGAGTATCACTAATGGCTCAGGCGCATGCGTATAGGATGACAGCTGAAGTTCCTGGTAGAACAGATATTACAGTTGGTGAGATTGTTAGTGTTAAAATTTACAAGTCTTCACAAACCTTAAAAGAAGATGATAACGAATCGTTGATTGACAATATGTTCTCGGGAAGATATATCATTAGCGCATTGAACCATCGCATTACTCGTGAGAAGCATGAGATCCATATGGAACTGTTAAAAGATTCATTGATCGTTGATCCAAAGACAGGTAAGAAATGAAATTATATACTGGTGTAGTTGAAAATCGTAGAGACCCACTAAAGCTGGGTCGTTGTCAGGTTCGTATTGTCGGTCTACACACCGAACAAAAAGTAGTACTACCCACAAAAGATCTCCCATGGGCTTTCCCTATGCAGCCAGTTACCTCTGCTGCTATGAATGGTATTGGTCATGCGCCAGTTGGTCCTGTTGAGGGTACATGGGTCATTATCTTCTTTAGAGATTCTGATGAACAACAGCCAATTATGATGGGTACGATTGGTGGTATCCCTCAGGCTGATTCCAAAAAGATAGATGAGTTTACTGACTTCGTTGAATTATTTCCAAGTGCAATTACATCGGCTGGTGACAAATCCAAAGACGTTCCCCAGAACGTAGTTCTAGATGGTTCTGGTCAACCAGTTACCACTGGCACTGGTGGTTTCGTAACTACTGGCACTGCTGATACACCGAATCAGGCTGCAACAAAATCAAATCAGGCATCAGATGCTGCAGCAACTACTCCTGATATCCCTGGATCACCACCATACGGTAAGCGAGAAGGTTCTACTGTTATTATCCCTCAAAAATCTTATGCAGGTATTGTGGCACTGGGTAAAGCCATGGATGCTGCAGGCATTACTGGTAAGTATGCTCGTGCCTCTATTCTCGGTATCGCCATGGGTGAATCAGAATGCGTACCTCAGGTAGAAGCATACAATTATCCAAATCCAACTTATCTAAAAAGAGTTTTTAGTTTCCTCACAGATGCAGAAGCAGAACGTCTTGCCAGTGCACCAAGCAAGGGTATCACCAGAGAACAATTCTTTAGCGTAATCTATGGTCCAACCAAACGTGGCAAGAACTTCCTCGGAAATAAAACTGATGAAGATGGTGGTAAATTCCTGGGACGTGGTTATATCCAGTTAACTGGTCGTGGCAACTACGAGAAGTATGCCAAGTTATCGGGTATTGATATCGTTAATAATCCAGATCTGGTGAATGATATTACGCAGGGTGCAACTGTTGCCATAGCATACTTTAAAGATCGTATCCCTTCCAGAGTCGGACAGAACGATCCTGGCTATATGGAAGTCGCCTTACCAGCTGTTGGTAAAGATGCCAATGGAACAAGTTACGATAAGAAACGTAAATTCTACAAATACTTTCTCGGTGCTGCATCTGCAAATACTGTTGATACGGAAAAGAGCGCAATGCCTGGAGAAACACCAGCCAATGTAACAGTAAATGAAAATGGTATACCAGCAGATCGTGTGCAAAACTTAGACACAGGATTTTCAGATCCAGATATGAAGTATCCACTGAGAACTCATATCAATGAACCTGATACAAATCGTTTGGCCAGAAGTAAAACACAGGGCACTGCGGTTCAGAAAAAAGATGATGGTCGTGCCCGTGGATTAAAACTCGCTGATGGAGGAACTTTCGATCAGCCAGAAGTGCCTTACAATGCATCATATCCATACAACCATGTTTTCGAATCTGAGTCTGGTCACCTACAAGAATTTGATGACACTCCAGAAAATGAACGTATCCATCTCTATCATAAGAAGGGAACTTTCTGGGAAGTAGATTCCAATGGTACACAGGTCAATCGTATCGTTGGAGATGGCTATCAGATTATTGATAGAAATGGTTATATCTATATCAAGGGTGCATCAACCATCACAATCGAAGGTGCTACCAACGTATTCATTAATGCCGATGCAAACATTACAGTGGCTGGTAATACTGAGATGAATCTACTCAATGACGCTGCAATTAATGTTGCTGGCGATCTAGACATTAATGTGGGTGGTGGATTCCAAGTTAAGTGTGATACATTTACGCTGGAAACTACAGGTGATTCTATTGATATGACTTCTGCCACTGGAGTTAACATACAGGGTGAAGAAGCCATCAATGTAAAGTCTGCTGCTGAAGTTAACATCCAAGGCGAAGGTGATGTAAACGCAAAATCTGCTGGCGCTGTTAATCTACAGGGTGGCGGTGATGTTAGCCTTAAAGCTGGTGGTAATGTTGCAGCAGATGGTTCTATTATTGATCTGGCCAATGGTTCTTCTTCAGATGCAGCAGACGCTGCCGATGCAGCCAAGACGAGTCTCGGTGCTCCACCTGATGCAGCAACTCCAGAAAACAATACATTCGAAACACCTGAACCACCGACCAGAGCCATGGAAGAATCTTCTAGTTTCGAAACACCAGAAGAACATGCCACTCCAGAAGGTCAGGCTGCAGCAAAGTCACAGGAAAATAACGCTAAGAATGATACTAAGCCAGCAGAAGCTGCAGAATCATCTACACCTCCAGCAAATAATGTTGCTCCAAAGGGTGCTAACTGTTCAGCAATTATGACGATGAATGAATTCCCAGCATCGTTTAAGATTACACCGAACATTACGTTTGCCAACTGTAATGATAATGGTAAGATGACTCACCAACTAAAAGCACAGGGTGGATTGTCAATACAAGAAATCGTCTGCAATTTAAAGGGTGTGGCGGAAAATTGTATGGAGCCGATCTTCGAATTGGCTGGTGGCAGAAAGAATATTATTATAAGTTCTGGATTTAGGGGTGAAGGATTCAACGGCAATAAACTATCACAGCATGGTAAGGGACAGGCGATGGACTTCCAGCTTACTGGCAGTGGTATGAATAATCCGCAGTTGATGTATGACTTTGCAAACAAAATTGCTGCATCTATTCCATATGACCAGCTGATTCTTGAGTATACTAGGGGATCGAGATTTACCGTATGGATCCATGTGTCGTTTAACTACGCAGGAAACCGTAAACATGCGTTTACTATGGTAGACAATAAGGTACTTGGTACATATCCAGGTGGCTTTAAACTTGTTACTGCTTAATCATCCTTAACACCGTAATTATGCACCAAGTCAAATTTGGAGTCAAGTTTGTATGACAGTTAAAGTTACTCAATTAAATCCAAGCGGATTTAGTGCTGTGGCTGGTGATCCACTTGCTGCCGTAACTGAGGATGGATCAACTGCATTTTCCAACTTTATTCCAACAGTATATGAAGCTGCAGGGTTTTCGGTTGATCTAAAGTTTGAGGGTGCTTATGCGAGCGCAGCAGAGCCACCAGAAATAACTTATCAAAACGCCACTGCTGTTTCATTAACTACCAATGTGGCACTTAATGGGTTAGTTGCTACCAAACCTAATGCTTATACCTATAGAATTTCTGGGGCATGGGCAAATGCTTTCACAAATAGTTACTATCAGTTTAAGATGAAAGACTATTCGTTAAAGGTTTTACCACCAACCACTACGGAAGACTGGATCGCTTTGATACGTTATCAGATGCCATCTCCAACTTCAATACAGAAAGACATTGTGTTTAGCGTAACAATCCCAGCGGATCCAATATTGGGTGGAGCACCAACTACAGAAAATGTAACCATGAGTCAGTGGGTATTCTGGAACTTTGCTTCAGCCAGAGCATCAGTAATTAACTTAGTGGGTATAGGAGAAAAATAATGCCAGCAGTAGCTAGAGCAGGAGATACTGTGCTTTCCATTGATGGCACAGGATATAAGTGTCGCCAACCTATGCAAACTTCTGTGGGTGAGGTTAATAGCAATAACGTATTCGCCAATGGTATCCTTATCGTGGTTCAGGGTAAACTGATAGCACCCCATCCAAAGGGTGGATGTGTGCCAGATACGTCTACTTTATCCTCATCATCAAGTAAAGTTAAGATCGGTGGAGTCGGGGTGGGCAGAATCGGAGACGATTATGGCGGAATTAACACAATTACGCAAGGTTCTTCCAATGTGTTCGCAGGTGGATAATAAATAATCAAATGGCTATAGCAACTAAAAGACAACGAACTTTCTCAGACTTAGATCTGAATTTTACAGCACACCCAGTGACTGGGGATGTGGCACGGCTATATGACGAGAATGCTATTAAGCGTTCAGTCAGAAACCTACTTCAACTGAACAACTTCGAGAAACCTTTTCATAGCGAAATAGGTTCTCAGATCCGTGCGCTTTTGTTTGAACCAGCTTCCCCTGTTTTAAACACTATGCTGAAACGAGTTATTACTGATACTATCACTACCTTTGAACCGAGAGTTATAGTGAAAAGTGTTACAGTTTCTTCAAACCAAGACAACAATTCATTGAATGTTACTTTAGTATTCACCATAGTAAATACAGTTAACCCAGTAACAATGAATGTTGTTTTACAGAGAACACGATAATGGACAATAAAAGAATTAGAGTAACCGAACTAGACTTCGATCAGGTCAAAGATAACTTTAAGAACTTCCTAAAGGGACAAGACCAATTTCAAGACTACGACTTCGAGGGTTCTGGTATATCAGTACTGCTGGATATTCTGGCTTACAATACCCACTACAATGCGATGTATGCCAACCTCGCCATGAATGAGGCATTCCTAGACTCAGCTTCCAAGAGAAACAACGTAGTTTCCCATGCCAAGTCTTTGGGCTACATTCCAATTTCAGCCAAGTGTGCGCAAGCTGTGGTAAATGTCGTTGTACTGAATCCAACCAATTCTCCAGATACTTTAACATTACCTTCTTATACACAATTCTTAACCTCTGTGGATGGAGTGAGTTATAACTTCTATTCAAGAAACGCTGTTACTATTGTTCCTGTGGATGGATCCTATGTTTTTACGGATGTAGTTATTACCGAGGGAACTCCACTTCGTTTTCAATATATTGCTAATATTGGAACCTCTTTTATAATCCCGAATGCTGGTGCAGATCTTTCCACTCTTACTGTTCGTGTTCAAGATACCACAAGTACCTCTGGTTACGTAGTTTATTCTCGTGGTGACGATTTAACATTAGTTGGTCCAGACGACACAGTTTTCTTCGTTAAAGAAGTAGATAATGAACTTTATGAAATTTACTTTGGTGATGGTATTACTGGTCGAGCAGTTGTTCCTGGTAATGTGGTAACTTTAGATTATTTTATCTCAAATAAAGAAGCACCAAACAATGCCAAGGCATTCTCCTGTTCCACTAATGTTGGTGGTGGTACAGTAATTGTATCTACAACTTCCATGGCTCAGGGTGGTTCATCGATCGAGACCATCGACAGTATTAAGTACAATGCGCCACGTAACTATGCTGCTCAAAATCGTGCGGTAACTGCAGAAGATTATAAAGTTATCCTCCCTACAATCTATCCGAATATTGAATCAGTGAACGTCTGGGGCGGTGAAGAAGCAGATCCTCCACAGTATGGTAAGGTATTCATCTCCATTAAACCTAAGTCTGGTGAAACCCTCACTACTTCTACCAAAGAGATTATCAAGAACAGTATCCTTCGTAGAAAGAATATTGTTTCCATTAGTCCAGAGATCGTTGACGCTGACTTCCTCTATGTCTATATTACCTCATCTGTATATTACAACCCTCTTCAAACCGAGAAGAACACTGATACACTGAAGACACTCATCAATAATGTTATTAACAAATATGATAACGATGACCTTCGTAAGTTTGGTGGAATGTTTAGATTTTCCAAGTTGTCTCGTTTAATTGATGCAACCGATGCTTCCATAACAAGTAACATTACTAATGTGAAAATGGCCAAAGTATTCAGCCCAGAGTTCAATCGCAAGGCTAAATATAACATCCTCTTTAACAATCCGATCTATAACTCTGGTTCTGCCGAGGAAGCTGTTAAGAGTAGTCCTTTCTTTGTAACCTCCACAGCAAAGCCAGTCTATATCGACGATGATGGTGTTGGAAATCTAAGACTGTTCTACTACACAGGTACAAGTACCAAGGTGTTTATTAATAAAACTCTTGGCACAGTAAACTATACAACTGGTAAGATGGTTATCAATGACTTCGTTATTCTTTCCGCTACAAATAATCAAATCACCATATATTGCGTTCCAGATTCCAATGATATCGTTTCAGTAAGAAATCAAATTGTGGCTATCAGTCAAAACTCTACCAGACTCAATGTAATAGTCGACACTGTTGCATCTGGACAATTCACTGGTGGAACAAACTACGTCTTCTCGTCAAGCCATAATTACTCAACATGACAAGTCTAGTCAAAGCCAAAGTTTCCACTGTAGTCTCTAAACAAGCCCCAGAGTTTGTTAGAGAGGAACATGCTCAGTTCATAAAGTTTCTTGAAGCATATTATGAATGGATGGAGTTGCCTGGAAATGCTGGCTTTACGATGCGTAACATTGAAAGCGCAAAGGACATTGATAAGACTGTAGATGACTTCGTTCAGTACTTCCAAAAAGAATTAATGGTTGCTATCCCTGAGTATGTACTCACAGATAAGCGTATGTTGGCTCAGCGTATCCATGACCTCTATCGTGCCAAGGGTACTCAGCAGTCCTATGAATTACTATTCCGTATTCTTTATAATGAACCAGCTGAGATCTACTATCCCAAAGTAGACTTACTTCGTTCATCTGCTGGTAGATATGACAAGCGCACTGTTATTAAAGTTATCGAAAAATCTGGTGATGCCTTTAAGTTGGTTGGACAAACAATCACTCAGGCTGCAGATATACCCAATGGTATCCCTCTTGCCACAGCCAGAGTAGAATCTGTTATTAAGACATCTGCTGGCGAAAACATTGTGGCAGAGATAAACGTAAATGCCACTACGCTGGTGGGAACATTTGTTTCTGGGACAACAATCACTGGTCTGAATAATGATGATGATTCATTAATCACCATGACTTCTCAAACTTTGATATCCGATGTTAGATTGGATTCAAAGGGTTCTTACTACAGCATCGGTCAAAAGTTCACCACTGCTGCTGGTTCTGGTTTAGACTTTCTATGCGAAGTTGCCACAGTTCAAACAGGTAAAGTTTCTGGTGTATTCGTTGAAACTCCTGGATCTAACTACCGCAAGGGACAGGCAGTAACTTTTAATAATACTGATACGGGTGGTTATGGTGCCACTGCCATTGTTGAAGAAGTTGATCAAACAGCAATTCTTCTCGAGACTGCCACTGATGCGATATTTTCATCAGGTGCGCTAACATTCGATATCGGTGATTCGACTTCAGGATATACACCACTACCATCGTATAGTAATCTGGCAGGAACAAGATTAACTGGTACTGGAACTGGTGCTTCATTCAATGTTGGTTATGTGGAAGGTGCTCCAGATACTTACAGTATTGGCATTTACGCTGGTGGTGATAAGTACGCTGTTGGTGATACAATTAAAATTCTTGGCACATCGGTGGGCGGTGCAACCACAGCAAATGATATAACTATCACTGTTGCTTCCATAAATGATATCGCAGGTGGTTCAGGTGATTTTACTGTTGGTGCAACATGGCAGATAGTAAGTTCGAATGTAATAAATGGAACTATAGCAGTTTCTGGAACTGCAGGTCAATTTACCTGCACAACGGGATCTTCGAATGTAAATGTAAACTCTTTTGTCACTGTTACTGGAACAAAGGGTGGAACATCTACAATAACTGGTTATGCAAGCAATACTGTTTATAAAATTGCTTCTACCACAACTTCTGCCAACACAGATTCTTTTATTTCTGGTGGAGTATATACAGTATCTATTGTGGGCACTACGACTTTAGTAAACTGGCAGACTCGATTTAGTTCTTTAACTGCTATACCTGTTGTTGGTCAAACCATTACTGCTACAAGCACTGGTACAATAACTGGTACAGGAAGATGCACATTTAAAGATGGGTTTACTCTTCAAAATACTGATGGTACTGCAATAGTTACTAGCGCAGGAACAGTTACTGGATTAACCTTTTCTTTGTTTGGAAATACTACTCAAACACAGTGGAATCAAATTGCAGGAACATCTGGTGTAACTTATAGTGTTGGATCAAGATTTGTTTCAACAATGCTTGGATATGGTAAGGGTTCTGGCAAAGCAGTTCAAACTGGTATTGATACCATTACCTTCACAGGAACGGCAGCATCTGTGTCAGTTACACCTGATGGAGATAGAGCAACAGGTCGTGTTACAGACACTTCAATCACAAGCAATACTGATTCGTACATGTTGCTGGAGAATGGTAGTAAGATCATTCCTGAAGATGCCTCGATCGGTGGTATCAAGAGCATTAGAGTTATTGATGGTGGTAAGTTTTATAATAAAGTCCCAGTTCCAACAGCTGTAACTACAACTGGTTCTGGCGCTAAGTTGGTTGCCTACGGAGAAGATATCGGTAGGATTACTGGCATAAACATTACAAATCTTGGTGTTTACTACGAATCAAAACCTTCTGTTGCTGCCCCTGTTAATGCAATTATTAAAAGTTTAAACGCCACAAACTTTCTTCCTGGTGAGCCGATTTACAGCGAACCAGAAGTATTGTTACTGGAAAGCGGTGGCGAGATGCTTCTTGAAGGAAGCTACACTGATAGACTATTAAATGAAGAACAAAATAATGGTTACGGAACATTTGATTCTTACAACTCAGCAAGAAATCTTCTGACCATTAGTCCTGCCAATATTAAAAATCGTATTACTGCAGAAGATGGATCTGGTTATATTACCTACGAAGATGAACGAAAAATAGTCACTGAAGATTCTGGTGAATTCACTAGAAATCAAATTATCCATGGGTTAACATCTGGTGCACGTGCTCGAGTAGTAAGCATTGGTCATGCCGACGTCACTCCAATTCGAGGAGCATTGGGTAAGTATGTTGGCATATTCATCGGTGCAGATGGTAAAGTATCTGAATCTTCTAAACGTATGCCAGACAACCTGTACTATCAGGAATTCAGTTACGTTATTAAAGTCGGTCTATCCATCGATAAGTATCGTGACGCAGTAAAGCGTATTCTACATCCTGTTGGACTTGCGATGTTCGGACAGGTTTCTATTCAGTCTACTGGCGATGCAAGTATGCCAGGAACATTGAATCGTAGTTATGATCCAAGTAATATTCTTCTTGGTATCCGAGCAATCCTCGATGCTAAGATGAAATCGCAACACAGAGATACAGTGTTGGTATTCCCGTTGTTCGTTGAAGCCAATATGCGCATGCATATTCTTGCTTCCGACTTCCTGCCAGTCCTGTACTTCCCTCGTTCCGAGCCACTCAATGTATATGTTCTTGATCTAAGAGCAACCGAGACCCATAAATGGCATACCCATTTATGGCTTGATCCGCAGGATATTCGTGGATCAATTGTGAGTAGTGTGCTCCGTATCGAATCCAAGGTTCTTAAAGCAAACGTACAATTGGTTGGTGGACCAACGCTTGGCAACTTGGAAAAATTAAAATTCTTCATACCACCATATGAAGCTGGAACTAAAAATTCTTTGAATCTGAATCGTGGCGCATGGTCACAACCTTATCCATCCACTAATAGTACATATTGGGATACTTATGGTACAACTCAGATTAAAGACTTCGGCAATATCGTTCTGTCAGATGTCATAAATAATCCTAGTAAGAAATTCGATTTTTGTTTAATCGATGCTCATATCGACATAGTTGCTTTCCCTCCTGGGGATGTTACTTTCGATAGTAGTTTAAACTATATTAGTATGGACAACACAGGATTCTTGATGGATTTGGATACAGAAAGATCAGATTCAGATGACATCTTCATGGACGATAATTACACAACAATGGACTCTATAAAATA